CTTTTACTGCTTTGGTCCTTCGAAGAAACCTAGACAGCGTGACTTCACTTGCTGACACTTACAAAACTTGGAGCGGGTAGGGAGAGTCGAACTCCGCGATCTTCAGCTTGGAAGGCTGCTGGTGGCCCCATCACCTGTCTACCCGCATATATGGTCGGAGTACAAGGATTCGAACCTTATACTCTAAATTGGTCTCGGTAGCAGGAATCGAACCTACGCTCAAACGTCCCAAACGTCTAGTGATACCATTTCACCATACCGAGAAAACTAATTGGTAGCTCGTGACAGAATCGAACTGCCGTCTGATCCGTGTAAAGGACCGGCCCTACCATTAGACGAACGAGCTATATTTGGTGGAGGATGGGAGGATCGAACTCCCATAAACAGCTTGCAAAGCTGCCGTAATCCCATTATACTAATCCCCCGGAAACTTTATTGTATGCTAACAGACGTTCACTGTCAACACTTTCGGATGATTTGAATTGCTTGTACAACAACATCAAAATTCATGTGCAAGGATTGTGCAATCTGATGCGCATCCAGATTTCTGTCCAACAGCTCTCTTACTTGATTGATGATAGTACGTGTCATTGATGTGACTCCTTGTACTATATACAACGCCTGTGAGTGCCATTGCGTTGACAGCCATGGTCTAAATTGGCGTACCCCCAGAGACTCGAACTCCGACGAACGGTTTTGGAGACCGCTATGCTGCCATTACATCAGGGATACATTGATTGGCTCCACAGGGTGGGCTCGAACCACCGACCAAATGATTAACAGTCATCTACTCTACCGACTGAGCTACTGCGGAATGAAAAATTGGTTCCGAGGGCAAGATTTGAACTTGCGGCCAATGGCTTATCAAGCCACTGCTCTACCCCTGAGCTACCCCGGAATAATACCATATAGAAACACACTTCGGATACTGTACTAAACAGAAACTATCCACCACAGGCCATCCTGCTGAAATGTGTTTTTATATGGTAGGGGCACAGAGAATCGAACTCTGATTAATAGGTTAAAAGCCTACTACTTTAGCCGTTAAGTTATACCCCCGACATCTTATCACTCTTGTCACTATTCATGACAGATCTCCTTTTAAAATTAAAAATGCTCTGCGAACCCCGGTGGTAATTATACCGCATCAGAAATTTGGTCAGGTTGCCCCAATTAGTCTTTCATCACACACGGCCTCCACCCACTTCCCGACGGGTTCCGTTCTCGCATTGCCAGCGGCCTTTCGGTAAAAAGACTACCACCCTTGAGAGTCACCTCACTTCTTATCCTGCGGGTCACAGTATCCGCTAACCAAGCGGAACGTTAGGGAGAGAGCCAGGTTGCAGGACCTAGTGCCTCTTGCGAGGGAAGTATCCAGGCGATATGGCTCTCAAACTTGGCGCCTCGTAGGGGTTTCGATCCCCTTACCTCGACAGTGACAGTGTCGCGCTCTCCCAATTGAGCTAACGAAGCAAATATGGTACACGGTACGGGAATCGAACCCGTCTTACAAACGTGAAAGGCTTGTGTCCTAACCGATAGACGAACCGTGCATGAAATCTTGTTGGGTTGAAGTACCAGGATCGAACTGGTGATAGCGGAATCACAACCCGCGGTTTTGCCACTAAACTAACCTCAACATTGAATGGTGGAGACGGTAGGAATCGAACCTACGGTGTTTCTGATGTCACTGATTTACAGTCAGCTGCCTTCGCCGCTCGGCACACATCTCCATATTAAAACATACTACAGGAACTCCACAGCAATCACAGGACCGTCTCCTGCTAGGTCTGCTTCGTCATTACAGTTCAGCATTGTTCCACCGTGTCATACTTGGGTTTCCCCTCAACTTTCATGCACATGATAGCGAGCCAGCCCGTCAGCTGGTGTAGTACTCTCTATCATGCACCTAGCGGTGCTGTCAACCTCTAATACATTTTAATATGGTGCCCCAGGGGAGACTCGAACTCCCACGCCTCGCGACACTGGCTTCTAAGACCAGCGTGTCTACCATTCCACCACCGGGGCAAATGTTACAACAAATTGTAAAAGAACCATGTTCGTCTGCATGGATATGCAGTGTTATTAGCAACACGATGTTTGCTACAGTTCCACAAGTATAACATCATTTGGATAAATGTCAATTACTTTTTTCAACTGTTGTAAAAATACTACACTGGTGTTTGCGTCCGCAACCTGCCGCCTGGCGATTCACAGTCGCTTAGGCTTGGCCATCCAATGTAGATAGTAAAGTGCTCTACATGAGCATGAGCCCACTGGTCACCTTGCTTGTGACAAGGCTAGAGAACACTTTACTATAACTGGATTTTACACATCAGCGTTGTCGCCACTGACTTACCATCCCCAGTTCCGCCCACATTAAGCCCATGTTTTGAGTGCAGGCAGGGTCGCGTTCCCTCACACTTTCTAACTTTTAAAAACAAAAAACCCCAGGGTTTTTAATCCTAGGGTCCTTGGAGTTTGCGTTTAGTTAGTTGTTAACTATACATGGTCTCCTGGACCCTTGATTCCTGTGGTGTGCGATCATTACTAATCTCAGTCGCAGACCACAAGGCCACTGGCATATTATAGCCTAGTGAGCATGTGTGTTTGCTAAAGAGAGAGAATGTTTGCATTTTAATAACTTTTCTTTTTTATAGGCTGCTTTTGCAACCTATGTCGTATTGTATATTTATTTAGCCTTGCTGTCAACCTGTTTTGTAATTTATTTATGGATTTTTTTCAAACCCATATCGTTGCTACCAGGCGTACCATCTAGATTCGAAACCCAGTAACGTTCGTAGCCCAGTAATTCCAACTGGTCTGCTACATCATTGAGCACAACATGTTGTGACGGGTTGCTGAAAGCATATTCAAATTCAATGTTTTCTATCACAAGGCCATGCTGTACCATTCCTAGCACACCAGGCATAATATACACTTCATGTCCTTCGGTGTCGATCTTAAGACGTCCAATTGATTTTATACTGTACCTGTCACATAAGCTAGAGAATGTGAGTATTTCAACAGGATCAATTTTTACTGTACCCAATCCTAGCGTTGTTTTTTTAAGCAAGACATCGCGTTGGGTAGGATGGTAGTCACCAACTGAGTTGCACCCGTTTAAAAATCCCCAGTCAGCTGGCAACTGATTTCTGATCACATCTTCGGGTATATAGTATACCTGGCTCTGACCATTATGGCTGCCCACTGCGGCATAACACTTGGTCACATGTGGAACAACAGGCAATTGATCAAGATAAGGTGCTACTGGTTCGACCAGCAGTATCTGTGGTTTGTTTGTTTCAGTGATGTGATCACAGCTGGTACCCCAATTTGAAGTTCCAATATCAACATAGTCGTAGTGCATTTTATATTTCCAGGTTATTCAAAAATTGTTCTAGATTGCCTGCATGCAGTTGTAACATGATTGCATCCTGTTCGCCAACTAATTTGATTGCATTTCTGCTGACCAAACAGTAAGGTGCAGTCATCATGTGGTCAAGTTGTAATAGTACTTGGTTTGACATGCGCTTGTCAACCTTGATGTTCCAGGCCGGCATGTTACAGTGTTTGATTACCCAGGCATACCCACCATTGGTCAGTCTGAGACTGTTTGGGTTTAATACGTTATGCCAGAGGCTATGACGAAATGATTCTTGGGTATGCTCTCCACCCTTGAACGTAGGAGGCACAGGGGCGATGCTGGCGAAGTGTCGCTGCCACTGTGCCTGTTGACTATGACTTGGGATAGATTTGGTCACCTTGTTTGAGTATCACTACACTAAATTTGTCGGTCTTGAACAGGGCATTGAGTTTCTTGGCCAAGTTGATTGCATGACCTGGATTTGAAAAACTTACTTTTTTATACTTTGGGCCTGGGTATGCAACCAGTACATTCTGGTTCTTGAGGTTGATTGGTTTGCCATCGTAGAAAACCGCCCAGATGCCTTCAGAGCTCAATACTTGTTCACTCTTGTAGTTGCTCTTGTTCACGTACTCTAGGAGTACATTGGGTTTTGGTCTACTCATTATTGATCCTAACTTGTATATTATTTATGAGATAAAGTGGGTATATTATTTAAACCCGCCACCATCCATAACAACTTCAACTGTGGCGTTTCCTGCTTGTTCTAGCTGTTGCACAAGACTGGTATTTTGTGCTAGAACTGCAAAAATATCACTGAGTAGATTGTTAGCATCAACTGCGGTAAGTCGCAGTTCTGTTTTGTGTGTTTGATTCATTGCACGTACACGGTCGTTGAACATCTGTACATGATAAGCAAGATTATTCTCCATTTGCAATTCCTTGTTGTTCAAACATCTGTTCCTTGGTATGGAAAGGTCCTGCAAATTCATACCGCTGTAGTGTGATCAGTTTAGGACAGAATGCTCTGGTCCAGGTACTGTTGAACTTAACAATGTAGTAGCCTGCGCAGAAATAGCTTTTGCTTTTCACACCCTTGGTAAAGATTGGCAGTCTGCGTGTTACATCATAGAGTTTGTTGAAAGGTTTGAAGCCACTGGGCCAGCCGTAGACTTCGTGGTCTTCTGACTCTGCTCGGGGTTTGCGTTCGGTTTTGTCAAACACAATGTTGTACTGACTCTTTAACATCTTGACTGTGGGAAATGTTTCACGTTTGTTCTCGTGAACATAGGCAAAGCCGCCTTCGTCAATGGCCTGGATGGTAGCAATCTTTTCTCCGTCTTGTTCTACAATCCAGAATTTGTTTTTAATCACTGGACGAGCTTTTAGTTCAGTCATGTTCACCGGTGTCCTCTCCAATAAATTGGTAGCTGATTTCATTTTTAGTTTCCTTTTTTGTTTCGTATTCTGCTATTCTCCTGGCATCTTCTGTTGCACGTTTGCGTTCGCATGGTTTGCATGTGGTCTTGATCCAGACGCTGTGAGTTTGTTCGCCAGGGTTGCCACATGTTTCGCAAGTGATAGCACTCATGCTTTCTGCCATACTAACAAGTCCGCGAATGTAGTCATCGCCGCCTGTGTAGTAGAAGCGCAGTGTACCAAACTTTTCTTTGACCTGGTCCAAGATCACCTGTGGTACTTGTTTGTACTGAGTGTATTCTTTTTCAACATTCGTGTTGTTCCAGTCAATGTGATGTTGGATATTGCTCATGAGAGAATTCAAGATGTTGTACCATCCATCACCGCATTCAACGCCCCAACACATGCAGGTCTCAGTCACAGCGCCGTTACGGTTCACCATCATCAGTGGATACTTCTCGCACAGCTTTTGGTCTAGTTCTTGTTTCATATGATCACCATTTGGAAACGTCAGTAACATCGGTTTTAATTTCAGTGCTATCTCCGGCCAGGTCAAGAGTGAAACGCAGATTCATGCTCTGGCCAATGCCTGATTCGTTGCTGATATGCAATTCAAAATCGTTGATGTCTTTGAAGTGTTCAGCCATCTCACACATCTGTTTGATCTGCTTGCGTGTGAGATGTATCACTGTGGGTGTGGAATATTTCGTTGGTATAAAGTCTTTTTCTTTCTTGCTCATTTTGCGTCTTTCATAATATTAACAATCTTTTCTTGTTCTTGATTAAACCGAATCCATTGATTCTTGATACCATCCCAGAACACCATCTTGAACATGCCACCAGCTAGAATCACAAGTGCAATGCTATACAAGACTCTCTCATGGGTACTGCCAGATTCGACTCCGATACCTGCGCCAAGAAAGCACATGCCCAGCATCCACCATTTTTGCCAAGCATCAAACTGACGCCACTGCCATTGTAAAAAATACCATACCTTCATGTTAGCCTCCATAGTACTCAATTATTGAGTCCAGTTGCTTTATTAGAATCGTATTCTTGGCAACATCTTCTGGATGTAGCCAATACCCATCTGGATTATCGTCAGTCTTGGGATTTTTCTTCCACTGCTTGAGTTCCGTTTTCAAGTAGCCGCGATGATTAATAAGACTGGCAAGTGTGATCTGATCCGCGGCTTCCCAGGGAATAGTGAATCCTTGTGCTTGGTCTTTTTTGCTCATTTTAATCCCAGTATCCATTTAACCAGCACACGAGACTCTGCTTCGTTTGCTATACCGCCTGGCATGGGCATAGTACCCCATACACCACTGCCGCCGCCTACAACTTTCTTAACCAGTTTGTCTTCTGCGGCTTTGTCACCGGCATACTTCTTGGCAATATCTTTGTATGAAGGGCCAAGAATCTTGGCGTCTACGCCATGACAGCTCAAACAACCCTTGCTCGCGGCAAGAGTCTGCGGGTCAGCGCCCTGTGCGCTGCCACTGCTTAATACCAACGCAAATAATAATGCTGATAAATTGTTCATGATTAATCCTTCCATTTACTATGAACCCAACCCAACACATAGAGATCGTTTTCAATCTCTTCCGTTACAGTACCTTCTGGTACGAACCCTTTTGCTTCAAGATTTGCACTGCCGTCGTCCTCGTCGTCATCACTCATGTGATTTCCTATACCAGAGCAGTACCAGTCAATATAGTCGCCCTTGCCCTGCAGATCTGCGACAATTCCGCCTGCAGAGCGCCAGCTACATGACCAGTATTCGTCCTTGAGGATAGTAATTATTTCACGCTTCTGCCAACGCATGTTGCACAGTGCGGCATAAAGATTCTGTGCATAGCCATCACTGCGACACTTTTCAATTACCCAGCGAGTGGTACGCAGATCCCACTCTAGATTGTTTTCACGCCAGGCTGGATCTACTTCTAATTCATCTGCACGAGCTTTCCAGTCATCGTAGAACTTGATCATACGTTGTACTTCTGGATCGTCTAGGCTCTTGCCTGCTTCAAGAGTTCGTTGGATGTAGCCTTCTTTTTGGAAGGTGCCGCGGTCTGGGCTGGATGCTAATTCAATCATGCGTAATCCTTTGAGAGAGCATCCAGCACATCTTGCCGATCTTGGTTAATATAGCACATGGCCACGTGCAACATTTGGTGAGCATGATCAATGTCGTGTGGAATAATCAACAAGCGACCTTCTTGTAGATCTTTTAGTTTTGCTTCTAGCTCATTCATGCTACAACTGCCTCTGGATATGCGGCACTCAAGAACTCTGCATAGTTCTGTGCCTGTTCGCCAATCTTGACCAAGTCATGCTTGCCGCAGAACTTCATGAACTTGATACCAATCTGCGGAATGTCCTTGGGAGTACTGCCTTCAGCAATGGTTTGTGCAATCTTGATCTTGACATCAACAGGTTGTGCTCGAAGATCCACCAGTGTTACATTGCGTTCGTAATCATCTAGCACACGATGTTCATCGCCATTGTGGTCCACCCAACGTTGCAACATCATGTTGTTCCAAGAATATCCTTTCTTGTCCATGTCAGCAAAGGCTTCTTGCAATCCAACTTTCTTGCTGGAGCCCTTGGTACGCACACCTGGAAATGCACTGAACACATTGTCAGTGGGATCTCCACGCATGCACTTTTCAAACAGGATCCATTTAGGATCAGGTATCACTTTAGATTCCTTGGTCTTCTTGTCGATCACCAACTTGCCCTTCTTGTCCAGGATACCTTTTAGTGTGTGCAGTTCATCACTGATACCGTTGTACTGATTAACGTTTTCTGCCAGCAACTGATAGAAGTCTGTGTCTGAACTCACGATAGTGTGGTGATCATCGGGATGGCTCTGTATCCAGCCCGCCACTAGATCATCTGCTTCGAGGTTCTCGTGACGCAGTACTGTGCAGTTGCTTTTTTCTACAAAGAATGTTTTAAGGTCATCAAAGGCTTCCCAGAACATCCGATCTTCTTCTTGTTCACTTTCAGTAAGTGCGGCACGAGCCACAGCACGATTGGCCTTGTAGGGTTTGTAAAAGTCCTTGCGCCAGCTACGACCTTCGAGGCAGATGACCACATGGTCTGCCTTTTGATCGCGCCAGGCTTTGTAGATGCTGGCAAGTGTTACATGGATAGCAAAGCCCACTCGTTCTTCACTCGTGGCCGCTCTATGAGCACTGTGCCTAGCACGGAAAAATGTATTTGCTGTATCAACGATTAGATAGTTCATAGAGTAATAATAGCATATTATTTACCCCAGGTCAACCACTGTTTTCTCGTTTATTTAGAATTTTGGGTTAATGTACCATTCTTCGGTATAACCATCACGTAGCCAAAAACGACTGCGATCAGTTCGAGTAAGTCTATCTTTGTACTCGTTTTTGATCACACTACGAACCACGTGTTGCATAACACCATTATAGGTTCCTCGGCACTCTTGGTTGACGCTGTAGAATGATCTGGCACTGTTAGAAATAAAATCTAGATAGGTGTTCAATGACTCTTTATCCATTTCGGGCATGCTGTCACAGTTCACAACCAGATCAAACTGGTCAATGCGATGAGGAATCTGTTCAGGAGAAATAAACTTCACAGCAGCTTCATGGCTTTCGTTTGGCAAGCTGATATTTTCTGCTCCGATGTTTGCAGCCAATTGGTACGCTTGGCATGTGGCCACACTGGGAATGTCTACCATGAATAGATTGGTAAATCCAAGTTTATGCAACCAGTATGCGGTAAAACCGGCACCACCGCCAATTTCTAGTATGCGTGTTTCTTTAGGATATTTTTCTGTTATCTTGAGTGCAATGTACAAGGACATCAGATCTCGGTCGCTGAACAGTCCCCTAGAGGTTTTTATACCCCATAGACCGCCTTGCCACCGTGGTGCAACTATGGTATTAGGAGCACTTTGCAGTAGAGTATCCTCGGCTACGGCCAGAAACGAAGCACCTTGTTCATGATTCTGTGGACTGATTACTCCAACATACTCCATAACGCCTAAAAAAACATCCCAGGTTCGAAGCAGTCGCATTTCTTGTGCCTTGGGATATTCTTTCATGATTTCTGTTTCTCCACTGCCTTGACTGATGCCATGCATGAGAGGACTCTGGTGCATGAGGTTCAGATGCTCATGTGCTTGTTCTAGTTCTCCATTGCGCATCCAGTCCAGGAAGAATCGATGTTGTTGAACAATGTCTCCCCACATGTGTCCAGACTCTTTAAGCCATTGGCTGGATTTAATAAATGCAGATAAGCGTTTCATCAACACAGGATCAAACTCTAGATCACCTGCTCCCCAGGCACCCGTGGGCTCATAAGGAATTTTTTGTTGTGGTGAATTACGAGTGGTCCAGGTCATATCTCGAGTGAGATATACTCTATAATCGTCCTGATCAAAATTCTTTGTTTTAATATGAGTGTGTAGTGTGTGCGTCATCAGCTGACCTCGGTTCTGCCACCACCTAGATTTCTGCGTGACACGCGATTCTCTGGAGTTTGGTTTGCTTCCCATTGTTCAAAGTTTTCCATGAGAACATTACGGCAAATATCCTGGAACCATTGATCCACAATCTGTGCATCATCCTTGCCCTGGTAGCCGGCCTTCATGAGCTTGGACACAAAGATATCGTTCCAATCCAGTTCAAATGCACCATTCTGCACATTGTCGGGATCTAGCTCAACACTGACCACGCTAACATATGGTTCGCCTTTTTTAGTAGCGGCCGCTTTGGCACTGGCACCAACCTTGAGTTTTGGTTCTGCAGGTTTTTTAACTGGTGCAGTTTTTGCAGCCACTTTCTTGGCAGGAGTTTTTACAGCAACAGGTTTTTTAGAAGTTGCCATTATTTGCCCCAGCCATTGCCCCATAGATCCACATGCAAGCGGGGACTGTAGTAGTAACCACGTTTGAGTGCTTCGTCTGCCATGCGCACACGATTGGTGTTGTAGCTTTCAAGTGTGCCGCCAACTGGCATGATGTATACAGGACCCAAGAAGCCACCACCACGGTACTCGCTCACGGCTTGATCGACTTCTGCAAAGTCTTCAACCTTGTCAACAACAAATTTAAGATAGGTAATACCAATTTCTTGATACTGTTTAATCACGTCAGGTTGAATTGCTTCCGACCATTTTTCGCCACTTACACTGAGTTTAGGACTCACACTAAAAGTCATTTCTCTCCATTTACCAATATGGCTTTCCATGAAGTCTGGATCCATGTGCCAGTTCTGGATCCAGCCGTGAAAGTCTTCATCCAGCATCTGGGTACCATTGGTCTCAAATGTAATGTCAGCCAGGGTTCTCAGACCAGGATGTTCCAGTAGTGCAGGATAGTTCTTTTGCCAACCTAGTAAAGGTTCACCTCCGGTGATCACAAGATGCACATGATTGCCGTTGGGCTGTTTCCAGTCACCGTTAGGCAACAAAGACAACATACGAACAGCAATAGCATCATTGTCCATGGATGGACTGAATTCTTTGAACTTTGGATCCCATGATGCATAGCTGTCACAGCCTGTGGTTACCAGAGGCAGGTCTTCAAATTTCTGATATTTGTCTGGACTTGCACGTACAAGTTCCAGTACCTGCTCACGTTCTGTGCTGACTTCACCTGGCTTGCAACCAAATCCAGCACATTTGAAGTTACAACCAAATGTGCGCATGAACACACTGGGCACTCCTACAAAGCGTCCTTCGCCTTGTGCTGAATAAAAAAGTTCGCTGATTTTAAATTTCATTTTAGAATTTCCTTAGATACTTTATTGTATAGATTGTCAAAGTTATTGTCTAGCCAGTCATCTACCGTTTGTGGATTCCAGTCTGGAATGACTTTCTTTAGCTTATTTAGGTTTGCGGAGCTCTCCCATTGATATTTCTCTACCATGTGTTCGGGCATGGGTACAACCATTATCTGTGCATTTTCCACGCCTACCTTGCGTTGTATGCTGGTAGCAATATCTTTAAATGTGAGTTGGAGGCCTGTGCCAACATTGTAAACACCACTAATTTGTGCTTGTTTCAATTTCATTATTGCATCAATGCAATCGTCAACACTGATAAAGTCACGTGAACCCAGGCGACCTTGGTGCGACCACACAGTGAGCCTACGCTGTGTGATTGCTTGTTCAACATAACGGCGTATAGGACTTGGTTGTTGCTTGTGACCTTCGTTGCGTCCATATACGTTGAAGAAACGCACACCAATTACTGGCACTGTGAATTCTTGTACAGCACACCAGTTGTCCACAGCTAACTTGCTTACACCATATAGGTGTTGTGGTTGCACAGGTCCCCATTCAGAACTACCATTCCATGGTCCGTAGATACTGGCACTAGAAGCATAGGTAATTCCGCAACCGTGTTGTTCAGCAAAGTGAATCCAGTGTTGAGTATCTTCAATGTTTTTGCGAACAAGATCATCCCAGTTGTCTGCAATAGTTTCACTGATTGCACCCATGTGAAAAACCCATTCAATAGGTTCTTGGGCAGTCCAGGTTTTGCCGCGATCTGCCCAATCCATGCTGTGTACCTTGTGCCCATGATCCACAAGGTATTGTTTAAGTTCGCTGCCTATAAAGCCGCGATCACCGGTTAGTATTATCATCTTCCCTCGTCCAACCACGGCCACGTTCCCGCTGGTGCCGTTCTATAGTTGCCACGGCCCGGAATTGTATGTCGTACACCACCCACCGGATCCTCGACGTCACCCTGGCGACGGGGAATAAGATGGATGTGAGGCCACGGCACAGTTTGACCTGCACTTTCGCCGTAATTAAATCCAATGTTGAAACCATCCCACTCTCCTGCATTTACTTGATCAATTCCATGGTTAATAGCATCCATGACTGCTTCTTGTAGAATATCTACTGTGTTGTATTGTGGAACAAACAACATGTGCCCTTCGGTGCATGGATACTTGTCTAGGTACACTGTAACATGAAAATCTTCACGTACCACAGTGGTCCAGGGAGTACCGGCTTCTTCTCGACTGTCTGGAATGGTTTCAAACACCTTCTTCATTGATCACCCTTCGTATATTGAGCTGTTACCAGCGTGTTCGAATACCTCAGCACTTACTAGACGCACACGAGGAAACTCGTCGCCTAGCAAGTTTTTGTATTTGTTGTCTGGCAGATCATGCAACCACTGACTAACATGCTCATAGACTATTTGTGCAAACATTTCACAACCAACGCCAGCAACAATGCGTAGATCACAAACACCGCTGTCATTGTATCCACCTTTGATGTCATTCATTTGCTTGAAGAAATCCAGGTGAGGATCATCTTCTGCCACAACAAAGGTATGATCAAACATGCTGTCTAGCCATGCTTTGACTTCCTTGAGTCCTCCAAAGTCTTGTACCCAGTTATTTTCATCCAGTTCGTCTGCTTCAAATACAAAGCGGAATCCTAGACTGTATCCGTGGATGGTTGAGCAATGTGAGTGTGTGGCCTTGTGTTGTCTAAAACAACAACTAAAGCCTCTGTCGTTACCGTAAGTTTTTGTACTGAATCGTCTTGCCATGATTTTCTCCTATGTTAGATTATAGCATAGGCAGCAGAATTTGTATAGCGGGATGATGCTCAAAGACCGCTTAGAGAATTATTTATTGCTAGGGCCAATGCGGTCATCGGGAACCTGATCAAAGTAGCCTTCCTTGGCCATTCTTTGTTTCAGTTCTTCTGCACCTGCAACACGTTGTCTAAGCTCACTGGAACTGAAACTGTGATCTCGTCCGTTAAAATACAGATCAATATTACGCTTGATACAGATATTACGACCTGTAAATTCTTGACCTTCGTACTCCACACCGAGTATGCGTACATCAATAGGTAAAACAAGCAAGAGGTCTTCTAGATCTTTTTCTGTGTTATACACCCAGATCTCGTCCACATACTTACAGCCTACCAGTTGCAGTTGTCGTTCAACCACACTCTGTACCGGACGATTTTTATTAGGCCGGTCCAGCGTTGGATCATTTTGCAAAGCACAAATCAAGTACTCGCATTGTTCTTTTGTTTCACGAAGCATAGCAATATGACCTGCATGTAGAAGATCAAACGTTGAGGCTGTGAAGCCAACTCTTTTTCCATTTATCATTTCAGTTCTCCCACCAGTTTTCCCAAGGAAACACCACCCATGATGGTTCATCAAGTTTGTTAATAGTTAGCCCTACGTAGTCCACGTTCTTAAATTCACTGGCTTCGTTGTTGACTAGAACCGCGAAGCGAACAGTGTTGTTCCAGATACCTCCCCATACAGGATCATCGGGCAAACATCCACTTGCCCAATCTTCCTGTATCCAGTTTAGTGTACGACCGCTATCGTTAATGTCATCCACAATCAAGATGTTCTTGCGAAGTGCAGGGCTAGATGTGATCCGGTCAGGGTCGCGAACCGCAGGAGGCTCAGTGCCTTCGTATGGAACATAACCAAATGCGTCTTCTGCCATCCACAAATTGCTTTCAGGTCCAAGGTCAGCATCACGGAAACTGACGTTTAGTGTTTGCATAGGAATGTCGAGATAGTGACTCAACATAGTGGCAGGCACAAGTCCGCCACGTGTGATTCCTACAATGTAGTCTGGCCGCCAGTTGTCCTGTGCCATGTCTCTTACAATTTTGTGTATCCATGTTCTTACATGTTTGTCATTGTGATATAGTTTCATTTCTTGGTACCTTTATGTTATGATTAATAATGTTGTCTGGCCATTTCTTGTGTGAGATCGTGACATACAACCTTAAACGGATTTAGTGCTACTACGCCGGGCGAGATAATCTTCATTGTGTTCCCAATCTGTTCGTGGATCTCTACCTACTAAAAATCCCCATGCGCGAGTGTGTGGTCCGGGCATGAACAAGGTCCAGGCAGTCACGCCAGGATCCAGTTCAATCCGATGATAACTGTTAGCACTGCAAGTGCGAAAGTGTCCAGGCCCACGCCAGTGACGAATCTCGCCAATCTTGTGACCAAGGATGTTAAACTCTGGAATCCATTCATAGTAGCCACCTTTCAAAATCAATGTAGCATAAGGCCAGGGATGATCATGCACATCATCTGGATCACCCTTTAGAAATTTATGCAGAAATATGTTAAACGGAAAACGCTCTCGTTCTTTCAAGAACAAGTAGTAGCGTTCTAGATACGGCTCGTTGTCAAGCCTATCTGTGATGATACGTTTGCGTCCTAGCCGATCAAGCAGTTTCAACAGCATCTACTTCTTCTTTCAAATAGCGGATCAATTCCTTGTCCGTGGGTTGTACTGTGTAGTTGGATTTGAAGAATATCTCATATGAGTCGGAACCATATTTGCCTATTCCATACAGCATTGTAGCATCATCATGATCCCAAGTCAAGAAGTCTTGACTCATTCGTCGCAGTGTGTTTTGCCGTTTGTTGTACATGCCTAGTGGAGTAATCACTTCAATCACTTGTTCGGGTGTGCTTGTTAGGAACGATTCAGGATCAAGCCAACGACTTAAGAATTCAGGCAAGACCGTTTTTACTGGTTTCCTGCCTGTTTGATTCAACATGATCACACCAACCATGTGCTGCCATGCTCCGCTGATCTGTTGCTGGACCATAAGATCATCACGCAATTTTAACATTGATGCCTCCCACACTGGAGCCTTTGTAGTTGTCATCTTTTAACAAATCATTCACTTGTGTAGCGGTCAGCGGAGGAACAGCACCGTATCCTAGGTCTAGTGTCGTGCCTGTGGATGTTTGGGTTTGTGCCCAGATTGTTCCCGGAGGATAAGTTCCAGGTTGCGGCGGCCAATTGGGGCCTCCACCAGGTGGCCACTGGGGTGGTGGTACATAAGGGCCAAGCGGAACGCTTCCGCCTCCCAGACCTCCGCCAGGGTAGACTCGTTTTTGTTGTTGATCAGTTTCAAGTCTTTCCAACCTCCGGAGGATAGTGGCTTGATCATCAAACATGCGGCGCAATGGACCATTACGTCGATCGTGTTGTGTATGATTACGTGCCAGAGCCGCAATGACCATTAAATGCTGTAAGGTCTTTTGTACGCCAGGATCGTCACTGGCAATTGCTTCATCAAATAAATCAATGAATGCTTCTAGGTCAAAATCTGACTGGTCTTTTTCTCTACTTGGCATACTGGTTCCCATGTTACCACTCTGTGGCTGAATTGTCGTCTAGATATTTGTCTACCATTGCATTTGCTTCTGCAAGATCTACGGCATGTACGATAAATGTCACCATACCGTTTTTAATTGAAACATCAAATGGCACCTTACCATTGAACATAAAATTCTCAGGCTCGGATTTAATGATGCGAAATTCCTGCATCCTTCGAGCCCTCTCGATTAGATTTTGTGCGAACTCCGCAGCATTTTTCATACTATCTCCTCAACAATTCCTAATCCTTCTGCTAGAATTAGCAATGACCCTGCAATCAGTAAGTTTCCATCAATTAGAAAAACTCCTGCCACAATTCGTAATCCGCTTTTTGCCAGGCTCACATAAAAGTGTCCTCGGCTGGTATCTTTGGGTTGAACGTCTATATTCATCTTGGTGCAAAGTCCTGTTGTAGTTTGATGTTGTCAAAGAATTCCTTCTTAACACCAGCATCCTCTTTGAATGCTCCGTGTAACACAGTGGTCTGTGTCAACGAACTGTGAGCCATGATGCCACGGTTCTCACAGCATCCATGTATGGCCTGTATGTACACGCCAACATCTTTGGATCCTGTTGCTGCCATTATTTCTCGGGCGATGTCGTTGCAGAGTTCTTCCTGTAGAGTACCACGACGAGCGCACCACTGAGCAATACGAGTGTACTTGCTAAGACCAATGAGCTTTTGAGCGGCAATAATCCCGATATAAGCAACGCCACTGACAGGTTGGTGGTGATGACTGCACATACTGCGAAGCTCACTGCGTACCACAAGCATTCCTTCGTAGCGGTCTGCTGAATCATTTGGAAATGCTGTTGCGTCTGGTGCTGGTTCATATCTTCCTGCCATTATTTCGTTAAAGTACATCTTGGCCAGTCTACGTGCTGTACCTTGACTATTAGGATCGTTTTCACGATCGATCAGCAGTGCGTCTAGCACACCTTCGAATGCCACGGTGGCTTCATCAATCAGTTTATCTTTTGTAACATCTGATACGTATTCACTAATGTTGTCGCCTGCCCAGAAACGTCTGCCATCACGTTTCATCTTAGCACGGAGGTATCCACCTAGGTAACCTTCCGAATATCCGCCATCGCCTGCCATTGCGTCCAGGCCTGTTTCTTTTTTATCTGTCAATTTGATTTTCTCCGAGTTAATGACGTGGATGTCAATTGTTAATTGTAAACTTATTTAGACGAGCTGTCAACAGATTCTGGCAGGTTATTATACCATTTCCATGCACTGTTGATGATTGTTTCTAGGTCACTGCGTTCTGGACTCCAACCTAGTGTACTGCTGGATAGCACAGTTCCAGCAACTAATCTAGCTGGATCTCCGGCTCGACGATCTCCGACCACTACTTCTACAGGTCCAACATACTGTTTTACTGCATCAATGATTTCCTGGTTGCTGTAGCCTCTTCCAGTGCCTAGGTTCAACATATAATGATTGCCACGTTGGCTATCACCAAAGCTCATGCAGTATTGGATAGCCATCATGTGAGCTTCTGCTAGATCTTCTACGTGTACATAGTCTCGAACACAGGTACCATCAGCAGTAGGATAATCTGTGCCATATAGTGTGAACTCTTTATGGTCTCTCACACTCTCTAGCAAACGAGCAATGATATGAGTAGCACCAGGTGCTTGCCCGAGCTCACTATCTTGGTCAGCACCACATGCATTGAAATATCTCAAGCTCATGGCAGTTAGTCCATATGCACGACACATGTCAGTTAGCATGAGCTCAATCATGGCCTTGCTTTGTCCATATGGACTGAGTGGATTCCAAGGTTGGTTCACTTCAATAAGATCAACGTCGGGCTCACCGTATACTGAGGCACTGCTGGAGAATATCACAACAGGCGGATGTGGTAAACTCTTTAGTACAGACAAAAACATAGCTGTCTTGGCCACATTGTTTGTGTAGTACTCTGCTGGATCTAGTACGCTAGGACCAACAAGACTGGTGCCTGCACAGTGTACAACTGCACTGATAGCTTGATATTCTGTGAGTAATTTGAAACAGTCATCACTTGCATAGTCAGTCTCAATGAACTCGTGCATGTGTTTTATTGCATGCTCGCGCCTTACCCGATCAACGCCAACCACAGCATATCCTGTATCTTTAAGAAGTTTGCACACATGACTACCAATGTAGCCAGTTGCTCCTGTTACTAACACAGCAATCATCTTAAACGTCCCTGTCCATTTCGCCTGCTTCTTTGACCAAGCTCAATACTTCGTCCAGCGTGTTGCACAGGATCTTGGCATTCACATAGTCGCCTTTTTTGTTACGCCCACCAGCTTCTAGCATGAAGCCATTGTCGTACATGTTGACAGTAAATGATTCATTTACCTTGGTCAGCTTGTCGCTGAGTTTGTTTACTGATTTAGCTGTTGCCATGATTATTTCCTATCTCCAAAAAGTTGTAATAAATTCAAGAACAAGTTGATAAAGTCCATGTACAGTGTTAATGCGCCACGCACTTCTGCAACATTGCTGGCCTCTACACTGAGTTCTTCACGAATCTTTTGTGTGTCGTAGGCAGTGAGTCCTAAAAAGATAATGATGGCTAATGCTGAGATTACCATTTGCATAACTGTTGAACCAATGAAGATATTAACAATACTGGCAATAACAATAGCAATCAATCCTACGAACATAAACTTGCCCACGCTGTCCAGGCTACGTTTGGTAAAGTAACCATAGCCACTCATCACTCCAAACAATATGGCTGCACCCATGAATGCACTCACGATTGATCCCATGGTAAACACAGCAAATATCATGGAAAAGCTCAAGCCCATTAAGGCCGCAAATCCATGCAAACATAACTGTGCAGTACCTTTGCTGGGATTGTTACCCAGCACGTAGCTGATGCCAAAGATAGCCGCAAGTGGTGCAAAGATCACAATCCACTTCAACACACCTGTAAAAAAGAATGCCAGTAACTCTGGGGTGGTGCCCACAAAGTAACTAACAATCATGGAAACTAAAACAGCCAGGCTCATGTGTCCGTAAACACGGCCCATTGCTGAATTGATTTCCTCGGCTGAACGGTATGCAATAACCCCGCCGTCTGTATAATTTGTACCAAACATTTTATTCTCCTTTAAGTACTTGTAGCATTCTATACTGTTCAAACAGTTTTGTCAAGTCGACCCATCCACCTAGCCCATCTGCTATCTGCAGAGTTTGTCCATATGCCCATGACGCTGCCGCACGATGATACAATATTTGTGTGGTGCGATGATCAACTATGGGTGCAGACTCTATTAACATTTGTGACCATAGTTCCTGATCAGAACTTTGTTTCATGTGTGTGCTTGCGATAGTCTGTGCTCATGCGCCGCATACGCTCGCCTTTACCTTGCATGATGTTCACGATACGTTCAACTGTATTGTTGGTGTGATCACTGATACGGCCTTGGTTGGCATGCGGCCTGCGGATCAGCTTTTCCAGCTTGGTGATAGCATCCTCTAGACTCCAAGGAATATAAAGTCTGTCAGGACAGTTTGCAAAGGTTTCAGGGAAACTACGATAAGCAGGATAAAGTACATTGCAACCAAGAGTGTCCGCTTCTGATACAGTGTTTGAGACCCAATCTTGCAGAGCGCAATTAAAAAGCACACGAGTGTCATTAAGGAGACGATAGTAATCATTCTTCTCCAGGTCCTCATAGATTGTGAGCAAGCCACGTGCTTGTAGGTCTCTTGTACGAGCCATGTAGCTGTCGTTGTTGCTCTTTAGTTTGGCACCAGAGAACAAGGCAAACTCCAGCTTCTCACCTGGATGGCGTTCTGCCCACAGTTCAATTAGATCCATGTAAAAGTCTGGTTGCTTCTCTTGATCCCAACGTGCGGCAAAGCCCACTCGGAATGCACGTTGATCAAATGGTCGAAGCTCGCCGCCTGGCACACGCTCACGTACTTCGCTCTTGCCAAACGCAAGTCCGGAGATGTTGTAGATAGGAGCAGTCCAGCCTGCCACCTTCATGTGCATGACCATCTCTTCGTTGGTAGCAAGTACAGCACCACCAGAGATTGTGACAATATCATTGACCATGCGTTCATAGTCCATCATCCACCGGCCCATGCCCCAAACGTGTACAAAGTCATCTGGGTCAATTGCTTGTGCCAAACAGCGCACATAGATTTTGGGACGCAGGTTATCAGGAACTTGGTTGATGATGTAGCCAAGACTTTCAAAGCCTGGTTGGAACATGTCTTCAAAGTAGATCACATCCTCGCCAGTTACTTCGCCTTGTTGCATCATACGAACCAGGTTCATCGTCTGGCTCATGCTAAAGTAACTGCGACCATGTGCGTCCAGCACCTGACCCACAACAATCTGCTGACTGTTGTCTAGGGTCTCGCCGGGCACATAGACCACATCTAGTCCACGTGCATCAAACACACGCCGGTTCCACTCTGTGAGTTGCAGAGTATATCGAGCCTTGTAGCTCTCCAGGCCCATGTAGTATAGCTTACGCATTATCGATTTCCTGAACGATAGTTGTTGTATCCACGAGGACCATTGGTATCACGTGGTTTGAATTTGTTACGATCGTCTTCCTTTTGGAACCAACGATTCTTCACATACTTGCCATCACGCTTGCGCATGAAGTCTTGATAGGTGATACTGCGTTCGTTGTAGAGATCACGTTCATCAAAGATATACCCGTAGTTTACACAAAAGGTGCGTAGGTCCTCAAGATCATCGTAGATCTGCGATACTTCTGGCTTCATTTGTAGATATTTGTTGAGCCATTTTGGTTGTGCCATTTTAGTTTCTCCTATCAGGCGTTAAGTGTTTGTTCGGGGGTACGTGGATCGCGGTACACAATCTCACAGCCATTTTCATCATCCTCGCTAACACTGATAATAACATGTCTGCCAGGATAACGCAAGTTGATTTGGGAATATAGGTCGTCTGCAATCATTTCGCATGACTTGTAGTCAAGTGCTAGGACGGAACCGTTACCATTATACAGTGCCTCGAGCCATCGCTTGAATTGGATGAACTCAATATCTCTGTCGTTATGGAACACAGAGATGGCCACCTTGAAATGGAAAATATGGCGATGAGGATTAGCCAGGAACGCAACATCAGCCAGTTGTGGATCAGTGGCTGCTGCCGGATACTTATGTATACCTTCTTTTTGGAATCTCACCCAGATCATACGATCTGCCATGTGACTGTTGATGCCGGTTTGTTCTCGGTCTGACTGGGTGGTCATGCTAACAGTCCTTCGCACATGGTTTTGATGTGTGCTTCTTCTAAAAAGAATTGATAGGTGCTCGTGTTTACAACTTCACCTTGGTCGTTGTAGCACTCTCCAGTGAACTCTAGGCACTTGAGAGTGCTTGGGCTCACGCAGTTGAATACTTTTGCATGTAGTTTAAAAGCCTCTTCGTCTCTTATATAAAACTCTTTCATTTGATTACCTCATCTTGTGTGTATTTAGACCAGTCTGTGAATACAGCACGATTTTTTAGTTCGTGCAAACTATGACACCAAACACCAGGATTAGTTGCCTGGAAATCTTTGTCGTCAATCTTGATAGTTGTGTTATAATTGTAGAGTTTAGCATAGGGTAATTTTACACTGATCATTGGAATAAAGCGATCGTGGTCAATCAATGTGCCTTCTAGTAGACCTTCTGCCGCACTCACATCAACATCCAAGGTACACCAGGCGCCATGCATGAGGCAAACACCAATCATGTTTTCCCAGCGTGTCCATTCGTCACTGTTGTTAACTGCTAGATTGGGGAAACTTTGATTAGCACCAAAGTAGATATGCTCGCAGTTGTTTTTCTGTGCGGCCGCTGTGATTTCTGTTGAGTCCTGAACACCAACCACAAACAGAGTACGCATGCCATATGCAGGGCTGTGTTCTACTTCGGTACCAACAAAAAACTTTACACTGTCGTGTCCATCTCTATTCATTTGTTCTTTTCTTCCTGCTCTAGTTTGTTAAGGCGGGCAATCTCGTCTTTGTATTGTAGCTTCTTTTTCTTGAGTTCTGCAACCTTTGATTCGTCCGCATGTGGATGTTTTTCCATTTCATGCAGTTGTAGCTCTAGAACTCTGTGTGCTTCTTGTAGGTGTTTGATTCTAACTTCGTAAGATTCTATTTCAATCTCCTCTGTTTGCTCTTTCAAGAAGGTTCTCCAATGCATTTTCGTCCAAAGTTTCTTCCACTTCCTCATTTGTAGTCTCCTCTACCACTTCAAATAATACATCAAACATGGGTCTTGCGCTAAATGTTTTTTCGCCTTTGAATCCACGAGTTCCAATGATCTGATTCCAGTATCCTGTTTTGCTTGAATACATGGGAGTTTCAATGATATCCAATGCAGCCTGTTTGGTTGGCGCAGAAAATATACGTTCCACAATGTCTGTAAAGTACTCACCATCACCAGTGTCTAGCTCATGTCTCATCATGTAAGGATAACGCCCAGCATCAAATTCACGATTGGCACGTTGTACACTTTCAATATGAGTCCATACATTATGACCCATCAGTAGCATGTAGCTAAAACTATCCCAGGACGTTTTGCCTTCTTTGCCATTCTTGTTTAGATCACCTGGATTGTACACACAGATATCTTTCATTTGACACAGCGCACTAATCGGCGACTCATCAAAGTAGTGGATCAGTTTGTCCTGTAGGATAGCATCACGATAGCCACGAGTATCGGTAGCATACTTCTTGTCATCCACAATAGGACTCATCCTATAGGACCACTTGCCTTGGTGTGTGAGATCAATCTCGTGATACACCTGACCATTGGCTGTGGCGAGGAATGGGCTGGCACAATCAAAGGATATAGTAAAATTCGGATTAACGTGTTTCCTAACAGCCCTTTGAATCACGGTGAGTAGCACAGCCCATTCCAACTTTGAAGTACCCAAGAAGTGCATCCAATCATGAACACCTTCTTGCAGTAGATTATCGTAGCGCAGTGTAACCAGTCGCTTGAGAATCAACTGTATGTCACACATGTTTTGTCCACCCATGGCCCAGCCATCAAAGTGTGTGTCGGGATATTTCACCGGATCACAATACTCTTTCATGATATCGTACCAGGCATCGGCGTTGGGATGATTATCACCTTGTAGCACGTTTAGAATACGTGTGCCGCCATTCTTGTAACCTTTACGGTTCTTCATGAAGTATTCGTTGTTGTACTTGGTAGCATCAACTGCTTGTGATAGTGTTTTAATGCCACAAGCATCACTGGCTTTCTTGTCATGGATGACCCAGGTCGGAATATCCAAGGTCATGGCATAGTCACTAATACCGTCTAACCATTTGAGAATAGCTGATCTTTTCTTTTCTGCCTTGGCACAGCCCGAGTTGGCTTTCCAGTCGCCTTCCCACAAACCCTTGGCAATCTGGAATCCACCCGAGTCACCCAGCATGAACGTGCCTGGCTCGCGAGCTCGTACCATGTCCTCAGACCAGTCTTGTTTGTTTAGGTCTAGGTTAGCATGTCCACCGGAATACAAACTCCACTTGTATGGAAACAATGCTTTAGAACTGTTGAGCCAGTTCATCTGTTCCATGTCTGGCATGCCTGTGGGCATACGTGTGGGTTCTACATAAGGACCGTTTACTAGATCTCTTTGCTTGCCCACAAAGGTAGCATAGAAACCAGAGATAGCCGGAAGGAACACAGCATAGTCATTCTGCTTGGCAGTGAAATTATCTTGATTAGGCTGGTTGCTCATTCTTTTTTTCTTCTAGTGTTAGTATGTCCATGATCTTAAACTGCTCGTAGGCTTGTTTAAGACCAGGATGGCGTTCCATGCGTTGCAGAAGATCACGTTCTTCTTCCATCTTGTACCTAACCCATTTAATGGCTTCTTCGGCAGTGGGCTCTAGTCCTACTGTGGCATAGCTGGTACTCAAGTTGAGCCAGCTTGATCCGTCAAACACCTGCAGGTCTGTTCCATTGATGCGCATCATACCTTGCATGGGATTGTTTACGTTTGGGCTAACATACGGAACACTGGTATTACCACCAGTTACTGTTATGCCGCCAACGCCTTGCAAGCCTTTGATCATTTCTGGTGTGCTGGTAGCAGATATGTGTATGCGCAGATACCACTGTCCACAGTGATCTGTAGCACACCTTCATCGCTGATCTTGAGATGCTTGTCACCAGCCAGTCCAAGGATACTGATCACAGCGCCAACTGGCCAACACCAGTTTTTAGTGAATGTACCACTTACCCCGTCAGCAAACACAAAGTTACCTGCATGGCTTGAGTGATCACCAAAGTAGAACTTCAACTGGTTGTTTTCAATCTTGGGTGCAAAGGTTGTTTCTTCACTGTTTGCTGCCGCTTGGTATTTCATCTTTTGGAAACTTGCCACAGTTGGAGTAATTTCCACAGTCCACTTGACCTGCTTCATCTTTACTGTTTTTAGTTTGTCGTTAACAACTGCCGCTTCCATAAAGCGATAATCATTCTTGAAGTCACCGTTCTTGTTTTCAAAGTGGATACCAACGGCAACAGTGTCTGGTCCTTTGACCTGTGTGTTGATACTGAGTTTGGCATCTTCTCGGTATTCAGGAATACCAAGGATAGTGTTTAGCTTGCCCAGGTTAGGCATACCGAATGTGCCCACAAACTCTGGTACAGGATTGTTAAATTGTGCTTGTACGATAACACTACGATCCTCACTCAGTGAGTCAAGGGTGGTTGTGTTAGCATCCCCAGTTACTTTAACTAGGTCAATAAAACCTAGGCTGTGTGTATGTTGTACGATGTCTTGTAAATAATCTTTCATTGAGATTCTCCTATAGGGTTGATTTTAGATGATGTATTTAGATTTGTCAACGGCATTGAGTAAATTATTCAAATGTAAACAGGCTATCAAATGTGGTTGCAATATCTGTGTTCTCTGGAATCTTCCAGTCCAACACACCCAGCAAGTTTTCTACCTTTTGATCCACAATGGTTGTTTCCATCAGCGCATCATCAAACGGCAGTTCTTTGAACCAGGCAGGAATGTGTGACTCATCGGTTGGATAGCCCACAGACGTATAGCCCAATGCATTGTCTTTGAGCTTGCACACAATGGTTTTCATGCCATCAACAATGCTTTGGCTGTAGTTGTCGCCATGCATGCGTTTGAGGTTGTTCCAGTTCATGGCTGCTCGCACATGCCCTGGCATGTTGGCACGACCCAGCCTTGCTTCTTCGGCTGAATACTTGGTCAAGTTGTTCACACGTTTGGGTGTGCCTTTTTCCCACGCAGGCCGGCTTTGGAAAGCAATCTTGAAGTCACGCACCTTGTCATAGATGCCTTCCTTCTGTCCGCCTGTTAGCACATCCAACAGCAGTTCACTCAAGAAGTCTTGCACAACCTTGGGAGTGTCTGAACGCTTCAGATCCAAGCCCATGGCCTTGACCTTGCCTGGCTTGCCATGTGTGTCCAGCCTATTGCCTTCAAGGTCATAGATCAATAGTGCATAGCGTTTCTTCTTGATAAACAAACTTTTCTCAGCCACCAGTTCTCTACCACCTTTGATCAGCTCACCCATGCTACGTGGACAGTGACAGGCCCGTTCCATAAAAGCAGGGAAGGAGGCGTTCACTTGATCTGCAATATTGTCGTAGAGTTGAACACAGATGCTTTTGTTCCACTCCATCCTGCCAGCTTCAACATCTTCCTTGATCGCCGGCCACGCACTGAAGTACGCAGAGTCAGTGTCTCCATAGATGATACTCTTGCCCACATGATCGTATTCCCCAAAGATGCACTCATTGATATAAGCATCCATGTGCCTAGCAATAATTCGTCCAGTGAGTGTGGTACTCTGACCAATTCTTTTATCGAAGAAACGACAACCTGGGTTGAGGATGGCTCCGTAGAGACTGTTAAGGTTAATTTTCTTGACCAGCTGTCGTTTATCCCAGAATGCTTTGTCTTCATCTGTAGTTGCATCCTTCTTCTTGGTCTGCATCTCTTGACGTTCACGATACCAGCGTTCTAGTAAACCTGGGATAATGCCTTTCTTTTCATGGGTCATGATAGTGCCGTTGGCAGTAAGGATCCAGGGTCTGTTGCTGTCAAATATCAGCCGCCAGATTTCTGCCGCACTATGCACTGTGGGCGCTTGGCCTTCCCAGTCAATGGTAATTTCTGTGCCTGCCTGTGTTTCCATCACAGCAGTGTATTCAAGGGTGCCAAACATGTTTTCCCAGGCATCAGCAAAGCTAGAACCCGAGTCCATCTTGTCCTTGATATACTTGTCGGTCATTATCGGCCGGAGTTGGCCAACAATCGTTTCTGGGCCCATGTTGCAGGCTCTAATAGCCGAGGGATAGAGCGAGTTAATGTCAATTGCGCCAACCCAGTCGTGCATTCCTTTTTTGGGGAAAGCAACATAGGCACCTGCGGCTTGCGTGTCACCTTGATCATCTCTATTTCTCCTGTTAGGTACAATCAACCCAAGTTGATGTGCTTCGTTAATAATAGCTTGCTCGGTAACTGCCACAGCACCCATGGTGGTCTGTAGCAACACGGTATTTTCATGTGCCAGCACGTTGGCTAGATCCAAGAACTTTAGTTTCTTGTCCAGCTTGTTCAACAGCATGGTATCTTGTCTGTTGTACACAATAAACTCTTTGAAGTCTTTGTTGTACAGCTGATCCAGTGTGCCTTCATACTGTGTCTTGCGCTCGTCTAGTTCATACTCTGAAATAGCATCCAGACTATAACTGTGACGTTCTTCGTATGTGTACTTGCGATACAACTGCATGTAGTCAAGATGCACACGACCCACAAGATCAAACGTGAGTGTTTCGGCACCAAAGCGTTCAAACATACGTTGCTTAGGCACCTGCCCCCATAGGCACATTCTGCGTGTGTCATCCTTACTGAGCACACGAGTGATACGCATTGTGGTATAGGGAATATCAAAGCCTTCACTGTTCCAACCACTCAGGATGTCTGCATCGTCAATGAGATCCAAGAAACTGTTCAGTAGATCTTCTTCACGTTCAAACAAGAAACAGTTTTCAAACTGATCGCAGATCTCTTGTGCAGTTTCCCAGCTCATGCTCTTGGGTGGAATCACCAGAGTAATAAGTTTTTCCATCCAGTCCAAGTACAACGAAATAGCAGTGATAGCATTGAATGGGTCTTCTGGTTTTGAGAAGCCTCGCAGTGGATCAAAGTCCACCTCAATGTCAAAGAACGCTGTTTGCAGTTTGGGACTTGTGGAATTTAAGTAGTTGGTCTCAAGGCATCTGTGTATGGGATTGATATCGCTTTCCCAGATGCGTTTGTTGCTGTTGACACGCAGTTCCTTTTGATACTCTTTGTTGTTGCGTGAGTGGAATCTGCTTACAGGTGTTCCATAGATTGTGCGGAACTTGCCTCTAGGGTCGTCATAGTAAAATATGTATTCGGCTGGGTATTCTCTATACTCCCTCTTGCCGTTCACACGTTCTACCACATGTATACGATCTTTTGCTCGATCGTAGAGAGCGTCTACATAACTCATATTTTTCTCCTTTGTGCGACTTTGAGCTCACACACACTCTACCTGCCGTTTCATGTCCGGCGCGACAAAATTATTTATTGCATTAACATTCTTGCCAAACCTACTGAGTCGATTGTGGTAAGAAGGATGTAATTAGCCAGCATACCAAAGGAACCGCGACTATAAGCACACCCAGCGTATATAGCACAACCTGCAATCCAGACTGGGTACATGTAAAGAAGGGGTGGATTAGGCACGGTCGCGGCCATAGTGATAGAACAGCCAATAGATATAGCCCAAGCAAGGACCTCAAAACAAAAACGAACTCGATCGCTTTTGTAATCTTCTCGGATCCAGTTAGCGGTTCCACTTAATATATCATTCATTAATCTGCATGCCTTGTGATAAAATTAGTTCTAATGTTTTGAGCGCCAAAATATTCTTTTACAGTCTGGATGACTGTTTCAATATCAAATTTTTTACAACTAAACACATCAAAGTATGCGGTATAGTTTGGCTCAATAAAGTGCCCTGTAATGTTACTGGTTGTTATCAACTGCATTAGGCTGTAGCCTTGTTTAGGATCATTGGGTAATAGAAATTCAATTATAGGATCTCCATGAGGTGTCATGTCTATCCGTTGCACAAGATCTTTAACAAAAGCCGCAATGTTCTCACGGCTTTTGATACCTTCGTTACATCCACTGCAATCAAGCATCAAGTGATAACCAAAATATTTCAAAGAGTCTTGCCTACGGTTTCAAGTATAGTGTTAAGCTCTTCGTGGTCTTGGTTGTGTTTGCCCAGTTCGGCCTTGTGTGCAATACGCACTGCCTTTTTTAGCACAGCAGGTTTGATTTCCATTTCCTCTGCAATGGCTTTAATTGTGTCGTTAAGGCCTTCGTTGAGAGTTTCAACTTCTTGCATGACCTGCATGCCTTCATTGATAAGTTGAGTAAGTTTTGCTTTTTCGGCTGAGCCGAACATACGTGCTGACATTGAATATCCTCCAGTTGATTAATTATACAGTTTGTTTTAAGAATTAGCAACTCGCAGTTTCGCCAATCTTGCCTTTTCAAGAATCTTGATATAGACCCAGCCTATGTCAAGTTCAAACCAGCGTCTGCTCAGCCGCGGATTAGCAGCGTCAAGATGGTGATTGCTGTGAAGCTCTTCACCGCCAACGACAATGCCAAAAGGAACCAAATTTCTACTTCTGTCTCTAGTCTGTCCATTACGATACCCCCACCAGTGTGCAAGACCATTTATAACTCCCGCGGCCCAGAACGGGATCCAGAGCATCTGTATGCCCCATAGTACTAATCCTAAGATGCCAAACAACCAGAGATTGATCAGCAACATGATCATGATGCCTAGTCTGCTGTGTTTTGCGTACACATTGTTTTCCATCCAGTCATCTGGTGTGCCCATTCCATACTGCGCCAGCATTGCAGTATCTTTGCTGGCAGCATGATATAATAAAGCACCACCAAACAACACACGCCAGATACCAAACACATGAGGCGTGTGTGGATCGCCAGGTTGGTCACTGTGAACATGGTGCTTGCGATGTATGGCCACCCATTGCTTGGTAATCATGCCAGTTGTGATCCATAACCAAAAGCGCATGAAATGAGATACCGCAGGATGGAATGTTACTCCGCGATGTGCTTGACTACGATGTAGGAACAAGGTAACACATACAATAGTGATATGGGTTACCACTAGAGTATATAAGAGTGGATTCATTGTAATATTTATTGGGATAAATGGTTAACCGTTATTTCTGCTTTGCCATTACTTTTTTAAGAAGGTTAACTTTGTACTTTGTTTTTTCAGTTTCTAGAGCAGGAAGTATTTTGTATTTTTGATCTATCTCATGATTTGTGTTAGTCAACAAATCTCCCGCAGGCACTCCAAATCGTTGGTAATAAAAATATGCCCACATTGCAGTTTTACGTGC